TTTTAAAAGTATTTATTGATTATCCTACACCAGAAGGAGCAGTAATAGCATTAGGTAAAGAAACAATGTCAGGTCAAATTAGAAGATTAGGTGCTGCAGCTGCAATGCAGAAAATGAATAAAATAGCTGATAATTTAAAATCAAGATATGATATAGAAGACATTGAAATCACAGACATGGAAAATGGTAAAATTCAATTATTCGCAGTATCAGATGATTTTGTAGATGCAGGAATTAATGAAATTAACATGAATGATCCTGTTGTAATGAAAGCTAGAGCAGCAAGAGATAAACAACCAGAACCATCTAGAGGTGGATTGGATTTTGAAGATGTTATGTATTTAAGAGATGAACAAAAAGACTTAGAAGATAGAATTGCTCAACTATATAGAGACATGGAGCAAGAAGCTGAGCCAGAAGGAGGAGAAATAGCTGATAGATATGGTAGTATGCTAAATAAATTAGAAGACAAATTATACAGAGTTAAAAAACAAATTAACCAGTATGATATGAATGAATCAGCTATTAGAGAAGATTTAGCTATATTAAAAGAAGATGAAGAATCAAATAGAATATTACAAAAAATATTAGATACACTTATTAGTATAGAAGGAGATGGTGAAGATAGAGAAAGTGATATAGAAGATTTAGATGTAAGTATAGATTACTTATCATCTATTTTATCTAAAAAAACACCTTTTGATATTGACATAGATCAAACACAATTAGATAGATTTGCTTCTCCTGAATTAAAAGAAGATATAACTAAAAGAAAAGAAGCTGAAAATGCAATTAGACAAACTTTAAAAGATGAAGGTGGAGCAGCAGGTTTAAAACCTTTAATTAAAGCTGTTAAAAAGTTTGGATATAATAAAAAAGAATTAGTTCAATTACTTAAAAAAGTAGTTAAAGTAAAAAAACATAAAGATGGTGATTATATATTAACACCAATACAAGAAGGACCTGGCGCTACATTAGGACCAGGACCTAAAGCAAGTAAAGATGGAGTTAAAAATAGTGCTTATGTATCTGAATTTGGGTATAAATTAGTACCTAAAAAAATAAAAGGAGCAGGTACAATAGTAAAACAATTATACGAAAATAAAAATAAAAAGAAAGATCCACCATTAGGTAAACCTAAAAGAGGAGGATCTAAAGCATATTATGTTTATGTAAGAGATCCTAAAACTAAAAAAATTAAAAAAGTATCATTCGGATCAGGTGGTTTAAGAGCTAAAATTAAAAATAAACAAGCCCGTAATGCATTTGCCAAAAGACATAATTGTAAAAATAAAAAAGATAGAACAACCGCAGGATATTGGTCTTGTAATTTGCCTAGATACGCTTCGCAATTAGGTTTAGGTGCTAACATGAATACATTTTGGTAATGGATAAAATTAAAAAATTAGTTAAAGAAAAACTTTGTAAAAAAGGTGAAGCTTACCGTAAACGTAGAATGGCTGCTGGTGAAAAATCATCTGCTTATTTATCTGGTCGTGCTGTAAAAGTATGTAAAGGTCAAATGAGTGGTAAGAAAAAAGCAAATGAAAATACAGCCCCTAATCATGATGGAAAATCAGCTCCATATGGTTCAGGATATAAAGAATTAAATGTAGACAAGATGGCTGAATCTTTACGCGATTGGTTTAAAAAAGAAAATTGGGTAAGAATTAATACATCAGGTAATATATCTGGTGATTGTGGTACAATGAAAAAAGATAAAGCTACTACAAGATGTTTACCTAAGAAAAAAGCTCAATCAATGACTAAAGCAGAGCGTAAAGCTACTGTAGCTAAAAAAGTAAGAGGTAGTAAAAAAGGTAAACAGTTTGTTTCAGTAAATGAAAATTTTGAAATGGGTGATAGAGTAAAGCTTACACCTGATTATGAAGAAACACCAGGTGAGGTATTTACAATAACACAAACATCAGGTAACAAGTATTTTATTGCCGATGAAGATGGTAGAGGATGGTATACTTATGGTGATCAATTAATAATGGTAGATGATGAATTAAATGAATCAACTCACCCATATGAAAATAAAGGTAATATAAGAACATTTTCAAAAGATGTAGACCCTACTAGTTTAGTATGGCACTCAGATAAAGAAGATCGTTTAATAGAAGTATTAGAAGGAGAAGGTTGGAAATTACAATTAGATAATAAACTTCCTTTGTTAATATCAAAAGGAGATCGTATATTTATTAACGAAGGTGATGTTCATAGAATACATAAAGGCATAACCGATTTAAAGATAAAAATAAATTAAAATGGAAGAATTATACAGATTTAGACAATTCCTCACTGAAGATAAGCAATTAAAAGAAAACGTAGAGGATGATTTTAAAACTTATTATGAACGATGGGAAGATGAATTTGCTCTAACTAATGTTCCTGGTGTGAAAGGTAATGTATTTGATTTTAATGATGAAGATGAATGGGAGGATGATATCAGACAACCAGGAAGTAAAATAGGTGACCATTCTTGGGAAGTTAGTTATGAAGAGGAAGATGACTATTATGAGCCAATTATTAATAATATGTTAAACTATCTTAAAAAAAATAAAACATACTCTTATAAAAATGATGATGGTGTTGATGCTGAGTTTACATATGATGATAGGGGTAATTCAATTGATATGTCTGTTATTTATTCTGCTGATGATATAGAAAAATACGAAAATAAACTAAACGAAAATAAAAAAATATATAAAGGATATAATGATTATTTTGATAAAGATTCACTTCTTCAATCTTTAGGGGATGCCGATGATGCATTTATTTATTTAGGAGATGGGAAAGAATTATTAATATACAATCCAAACTCTAATAATGCTGATAATGCTGATATGTGGGGTGATGATAGCGTTTTCGCTATAGATAAAGACGCAAATGAATATGAAATTGATTATAGAGATATAGAAAGAATTGAAATATAATAAAAATAAAAAAAATGGATAACTTCGATTTAAAAAAATATTTAGCTGAAGGTAAACTATTAAAAGAAGACTATACTAGTGAATATGACCCAGCAACCGCAAAAAGAAATGCTTTTGCAGCTTCATACAATAGACCAGGAGATACTAAAAGATTTAGAGATTATATGGAATTTCTTTCCAAATTAAGAATATCAGGTAAAACTAATATGTTTGGTGCTGTTCCTTATTTACAAGCAGAATTTAATCTTGAAAAAAAAGAAGCTAAAGATTTATTAGCTTATTGGATGGGTTCATATAGAAACCCAGATTTAGACGAAGCAGAAGCAATTGGATTATCTCCAGGTAAAATGGAAAGAGGAGATGATGGTAAAATGCATAATGTTAAAGCTTCAAATTCAGAAAGAAAAATGGCAATGAGAAGTGTAATAGATATTCTTAAAGCAGAATTAGATGTTTCAAATGATGATGCTTTAGGTTATATTAGAACACATAGAGATGATTTATTTGATGGCACAGTAGATGCTTTCAGTAAAGATGAAGTAGTAGATGATTATAATGAGTATATGTCAGTTAATATGGACATTAATTAATAAAACTAAAAAAATGAATTGTACTTGTAACGAATGTAACTGTAAAGCAAAATGCGAATGTAACTGTTGTGATTGTTAATAACTTATAGCTCGATTCATAGCCGAGCGTTTTAAAAATTTAAAGAGATCTGTGGCCTCCAATTTGGAGTCCGCATTTTTTTTTCGTATATTATAACATAAATTAAATTCTAGTATGAAGAAACACGTAGTAATAATTGGAGCAGGAGTAGCAGGCGTAAACGCTGCTACAAAATTAGTTGATAACAATTTTAATGGTAAAATCACTATTATTGATATGGGTAAAGATCCATATTTAAGACCTTATGAAGAGGTAATGACAGGGTATTTAGGAGCAGGTGGTTGGTCAGATGGTAAATTAACATATTCTACTCAAATTGGTGGACAATTATCTAAATATGTAGGTGATGAAAAAGCAATGGAGCTAATGAAACAAGTAGTAGATAATTTTACTAGATTTCACCCTCACCCAGAACAAATAATACTATCATCACCAGATAAAGAACCAGATTTTATTAAACCATATTTTGGTTTAAGATTATTTCCAGTATGGCATATTGGTACTGATTATCTACATGAAATAGGTAAAAGTTGGTATGATTATTTAGTTGATAAAGGTGTAGATTTTATTTGGGAAACTAAAGTTACAGATATTGATTTTGAAAACCAAATAGTATATTATGAAGATGGGTTTGAATCATTAGTAGAAGGTTTAATATATAATAAACTTATATTTGGTGTAGGCAAATCAGGAATTGATTTTACTTCAGATATAATGAAACAATATGAATTACCAACTGAGGAAAAACCAGCTCAAGTAGGCGTTAGATTTGAAGCACCACAAAAACACTTCCAAAAATTAATTGACGTTGCTTATGATTTTAAATTATATAGAAAAGATGATAAGGTTAGTTTAAGATCATTTTGTACTAATAATAATGCAGCTTACGTAGCAGTTGAAGAAACATATGGTGATCACAGTTATAATGGACATGCTAAAAAAGATGAGTCATTTAGAAATAATATGACTAATTTTGGTATATTAATGGAAATTAAAGGTATAGATCAACCATTTAAATGGGCTAGAGATTTAGTAGGTAAAGTACAAGAAAACAGTACAGGTTTATTTTATAGTCCAACTAGAGAACCATCCACAACATCAGAAGGAATTGATGTGTCAGCTACTAAAATTGATAATTTAGATGTAGTTAAAGATGCATTTCAAGGATATTATAGTTACATAGAAGATTTTATTAATGATATGAAAAAAGTATTTCCAACATTAAAAGATGATTGGGGAATATATGTACCTGAAGTTAAGTATTTAGCCCCAGAGCCATTAGTAAATTATGAAGATTTATCATTAACTAAATTTCCAAATGTACACTTTGTAGGTGATGCGTTGTCAGCAAGGGGTATTTCAGTATCAGGAGCTCATGGTACATTTGTTGCTGAAAAAATCTTGGAGGGGTAAAATACCTTTCGTATATTGAAGTAAATAAATATTATGGCAAAAGAAACAAATGAATGGCCTATTAGCCAAAAATTAAAAAAGAAAGATGGAACTGTTGCATATGTTTGGGATGGTAAACTACATAATTGGGAAGGACCTGCTTTAATACCTGAGGGTAATATGAAAAAAGCTGAATATTACCTTTATGGAATACCTAAAACAATTGAAGAACATAAAGAAGCCATTAGACAACAATCAGGACTACCCTGGTATAAACAACCAGCTCCAAAGGGGCAAAACCATAGAAATTAACATGAAAATAGTATTTTGTATCCCAGGAAGTACCTTTAGTAATACCTTTTTAAATTGTTGGACTCAATTAATAAAAAAATTACATATTAATAATATAGAATGGGCCATGGTTAATGGTTATGTTCCTAATGTTAGTATGAGTAGACAATCTTTATTAGACAGAGCTAGAATGCATAGACCAACACATTATATGTGGATTGATGATGATCAAGTTTTTACATTTGATCAATTTCAAAAATTATTAAACCATGATTTAGATATTATAAGTGGAATTTATAAAAAATCAAATGATTTATTTGCTTGTTGTAAATTAAATGGTGAAACTCTTACAATAAAAGATAAATTAGAAGGTGTAAATGAAGTTATGGCTAATGGGATGGGTTTTATGTTAGTAAAAAAAGAAGTATTTGATGGTATGTATAATCCTTTTGAGTTTTTAAATGAAAATCAGTGGGAAGATTTTGGATTTGCTGATAAAGCAAGACAGTTAGGATATAAAGTAAATATAGATAGTACAATAATAGTTGGACATGAAAAATTAATGACAATATGAAAATAGGTTTATGTGGTACAATGAGTGTAGGTAAAACAACATTGGTTAATGCTTTAAAAGATTTACCACTTTTTAAAAATTATAATTTTGCTACAGAGCGTAGTAAATATTTAAGTGATTTAGGTATTCCATTAAATACAGATTCAACATTAAAAGGTCAAACAGTATTTTTAGCTGAACGTTGTGCTGAATTAATGAACGATAATATTATTACTGATAGAACAATAATAGATGTAATGTCATTTACACAAAATGCTAAATCTGTACCTTACCAAGATAAAGATAAATTTATAGAATATGCAAAAGAATTTATTAGAGAATATGATTATATTTTTTATATTTCTCCTGATGGCTTACCTATTGAAGATAATGGAATACGTGAAATAGATGAACATTATAGAGATGTTATAGATTTTACTATTATCAGTTTTATTAGAAAATATGCGTATATGATGAAAAATGTAGAAACTATAAAAGGCACTACAGAAGAACGAATTGAACAAATATTAAATATAATAGAATCTTAACATATTTATAATAAAACATACTATATTATGAAAGAAACAAGTTTAAAATCGTTCATTAAAGAAGAAATTATTTCTGTTTTATCTGAAGCAACAGATGAAGAAGTTAAAAATCAAGAATTATTAAATAAAGAGTTAGAGAAAACTGTAAAACATAAAAAAGAACTAGCAAGTGAAGATATTGATGTAGATGATGATAAAGACGCTGTAAAAGCAGCAAAAGCTGCTAGAGGTAAATTTAAAAAATTAGATCTAGCAGTTAAATCATTAAATGATATTAAAAAAGAAATGATATCTTATGCTAAAGAATATGGTAAATCTGATGATGAAAGTAGAAAAGAAGAAATAAAAAATATACTAAGGAAAAAAACACCAATAAAAAAGGAACTAGAATCTTTAGTTAAAAAATTAGAAAAAGACGCAGTATGAGTTTATTAACAAAATTATTTTCCGGAGGAGCTAAGGACCTTATAGAAGGTGTAGGTGGAGTTATTGATAACTTACATACATCAAAAGAAGAAAAACTAGCAGCAGAATTAAAAGTAAAAGAATTAATATCAGATTATGAAACTAAAATGGAAGCTAACATTACAGATAGGTGGAAAGCTGATATGAATAGTGATTCATGGTTAAGTAAAAATGTAAGACCTTTAGTTTTAGTTTTCTTGGTAGTCTCTACTGTTCTTATGATATTCATTGATGCGGGAACCATTTCTTTTTCAGTTGAAGAAAAATGGACAGATTTACTACAATTAGTACTAATAACAGTTATTGGTGCTTATTTTGGAGGAAGATCAATGGAAAAGGTTAAGAAAAATAAATAATGTGTCAGATTTAAAAAAAGTTATACGCTCAGAGTATCTTAAGTGTGCTAAAGATCCAGTGCATTTTATGCGTAAATACTGTTATATACAGCACCCCCAACGTGGTCGCATACAATTTAACCTATTCCCATTCCAGGATAAAGTATTAACGTTATGGAGAGATAATCCATATTCTATTATTCTTAAATCTAGACAGTTAGGTATATCTACTTTGTCAGCCGGTTATTCTTTATGGTTAATGACTTTTCATAAAGATAAAAATATTCTTTGTATAGCAACAAAACAAGATACAGCTAAAAATATGGTTACAAAGGTAAAATTTATGTATGAAAATTTACCTTCATGGCTTAAAATTGATGCCCCTGAAAATAATAAATTAACACTTCGATTAGCTAATGGATCACAAATTAAAGCTACATCAGCATCAAGTGATGCAGGTAGATCAGAAGCAGTATCTTTACTATTAATTGATGAGGCAGCCTTTATTGACAATATTGGAGAAATTTGGGCATCAGCTCAACAAACCTTAGCAACTGGGGGTGGATGTATTGCTTTAAGTACACCTTATGGTACAGGTAATTGGTTTCATCAAACATGGACAAGAGCTGAAGGTGGTGAAAATGATTTTTTACCTATTAAATTACCTTGGTATGTACATCCTGATAGAGATGAAGCTTGGAGAAAAAAACAAGATGAATTATTAGGTGATCCTAGAATGGCAGCACAAGAATGTGATTGTGATTTTAGTACTTCAGGTGATATTGTATTTTATAATGAATATATGGAATACTATGAAAAAACGTTTATTAAAGACCCACTAGAAAGAAGAGGTGCTGACCAAAATTTATGGGTTTGGGAATCTCCAGATTATAGTAGATCATATATAGTAGTAGCTGATGTATCTAGAGGTGATGGAAAAGATTATTCTGCCTTTCATGTAATTGATGTAGAAACAAATGTACAAGTTGCTGAATACAAAGGACAATTAGGTACTAAAGAATATGGACATTTATTAGTTGGTATAGCAACTGAATATAATGAAGCATTATTAGTAATTGAAAATGCTAATATTGGTTGGGCTACAATTCAAGTAGCAATAGATAGAAATTATCCAAATCTTTACTATTCTCAAAAAACAGAATCAACTAATGTAAATTCATATTTTGATAAATATCAAGATCATTCTAAAATGGTAGCTGGGTTTACAATGTCATCAAGAACTAGACCTATGGTAGTAGGTAAATTTCAAGAATACATAAGTGATAAAGGAGTAACTATACAATCAAAAAGACTAATTGAAGAAATGAAAACTTTCATTTGGAGAAATGGAAGACCAGAAGCCCAATCAGGGTATAATGATGATTTAGTAATGTCTTTTGGTATTGCTATGTACATTAGAGATACAGCATTAAAATTTAGACAAAGAGGATTAGATATAACTAAACAATCATTAAATAATATGAAAGTTAATAGAACAGCCTACCAAGGAGGTTATGGTTTTTCAAAAGGTTCTGATAATCCTTACCATATAAAAACAAAAGATGGGCAAGAAGACATAAGATGGCTTCTATAATAATATTTATAACAATAACTAATATATAAACATGGCAAATACCAGTGTATTTTCAAGATTAAGAAGATTATTTTCAACTGACGTTATTATACGTAATGTTGGTGGTGATCAACTAAAAGTAATAGACAGTAGTACTATTCAACAAATGGGTGGAATTGAAACAAATTCCCTAGTAGATAGATATAATAGAATATATACTACTGCCCCTTCATCCTTACTAGGAAGACAATTTAGTTTTAATTATCAATGGTTAAGACCTCAATTATACTC